TGGTCCACCTAATGAAAGGGCATTAGCAATTGAAACTGCTGAACCTACTGCAAGGACTGTAAATGCACCATATGAATTACTTACTCCACCGACAGATGTATGAACACCTGTGGCATTTGGAACAACCGGAAGTAATTCATTTCAGGGTAACCAAACAATAACTGGTATTTTATTAGTATAAGGTGCAGTAAGTATACAAGGTGACACTACATTTGTAAATAAAAACGGAAATAGTACAAGTGTTATTTTAGGTCAATTCGCAATGAGTGAAATAACCGGCAGTGTTGCAAAAAGTGTTGCTATTGGTCAAGGTGCAATGAGATACGCTAGTGGCTCAGATTTAGATAGTATTGCTATAGGTTTTAATACATTAGCAGTGACAACTGGTGTTAATAACTTTGCATTAGGTGGTCAAGCATTAGCAGAGAATACATCAGGTGGTCAAAATACAGCCATTGGAACAGGTGCACTAAATAAAAATACTACTGGTATAAAAAATACTGGAATTGGTGATGGTGCTGGATTTACTAATATCTCAGGTAGTAATAATACTTACATCGGGCCATCAGCAGGTAATAATATCTATGGAGATAATAATTTATTATTAGGTGGATATCAAGGTGTAGGAGAAATAGTAAATAATAACATTATCCTTTCAACCGGTGGTGGTAGTATCAAAGCACAATATAATGAAACTGCATGGTTGATGAAAGCACCTGTCAACTTTACAACGGGTTCTAACCAACAAGCAGGAACTGCAGTATTAGACGGTGGAGTAACTGCATCAGTTGTAGTTAGTAATTCATTAGTAACGGCTAATAGTATAATAATGTTGACTAAACAAACTAATGCAGAAATAGGAACAGTAGCTATCTCATCAAAAGGTAGTGGAACATTTACAATTCAATCATCAGGAGTTGCCGATACAGACACAGTTGGTTGGTTTATTATCAACAACTCATAAAATAAAAAGAAAAAGTTTAAGAAAAATTACTACTTTTCTATAAACGATTGTTAAATATATAAATAAAATCAGATTATGAACGCAAAAACAGTATTAAGCAGAATAGTTGGTTTACTTTCTACGGAAGAAGTCCAATTAACTTATGCAAAATTAAAAGATGGCACCTTAGTTGAGGCATCAACTTTTGATGTAGGTGAAGACCTTTTTGTAATCGGTGAAGATGGAAATAAAACATTAGCACCAGACGGAGAGCATGAATTGACACTTAAAGATTCTGAAGGAAATGAAGTACTTATTAAGGTCATTGCTAAAGACGGAAAGATTACAGAGAGAGAAAACGTTGAATTGGAAGAGGATGAAGAGGAAGTAACACCCGAAGCACCTAAAGAAGAGGAGATGGAAGAAACTGAAGTCCCTGCAGAGGAAGATGAAGCCCAAAAGATGGGTAAGAAAATAGAAGAGTTGGCTTATCGTATTGATGAAATGGAAAAGAAAATGACAGCTTTAGAAGCAGTTAAAGAAGAAACAGAAGACGAGAAGGAAGAAGAAATGGAAGAAGAGGAGTTACCTAAATTAGATGGTGCACCTACTGAAGCTAAATTATCAAAACCAACTGATTTAAACTTTGGAAAAAAAGTAGTTAGTGCTCACGAAAGAGTACTACAAAGAATGTATAATAATTAAAAAAATTTAAAAAAACAAAATGAATATGAAAAAAATTCAAAAATTCGTAGAGCCACAAATTACCTCAAATTACGAAGGGGAGGCTGGGGCCTATATAGCGGCCGCATTATTATCTGCAAAAACGCTAGATAATAAATTAATCACAATTCACCCTAATGTAAAATTCAAAGAAAACTTACAGAAGATTGCATTAGCAGGTATCGTACAAGATGCAAGTTGTGAATTCGTAACATCAGGTTCAGTAACATTAACTGAAAGAGTATTAGAACCAAAAGAATTACAAGTCAACTTGTCTTTATGCAAGTCAGAATTTATTGATTCATGGAATTCGCTTCAACTTGGATACTCCGGATTTTCCACCATCCCAGCCACCTTTAATGACTATTTGGTGAGTTATGTAGGACAATTCGTAGGACAAGCAACTGAACAATCTATTTGGAATGGTACTGCAACCAATGGTTCTTTCTTAGGATTCCAAAACTTACTTTCTGCTTCAGTATTAGTAGCAGGTGCAACAGATGTATTACCAGCAAGAACTGGTTCAGTTATTGATTCAGGTTCAATTACAGCAGCAAACGTAATCAACAAATTAGGTAACGTATATAACACTATCCCTTCTGCTGTTTATGGTAAAGAAGATTTAGTTATCTATGTAGGTAATCAGGTGGGGAAAAATTATCAAACTGCACTTGGAGGTAACGCCAACCAAAGCGGTTTTAATACACAAATGAACGTTGGTGAAAAACCATTCAACTTCCAAGGAATTGAAATCGTAGTTTGTCCAGGTATGAGTGATAATAAAATCGTAGCAGCACAAAAATCAAACTTGTTCTTCGGGACCGGGTTGATGTCAGATTATAATCAAGTAAAAGTGATTGACCAAGCGGATATCACAGGAGATTTGACATATAGAATTATCATGAGATATACAGCGGGTGTTCAGTTCGGTATCGGACAAGATATAGTATACTACGGAGCATACTAATAAAATAAATTAATGAGTAGGTGAGGAGTATCGTAGAACAGAAACTCACCTACGACTTATTAAATAACGAAAATAAAAATAGATAAATTATGCCATGTAATATAACAACCGGAAGATTTGAGCCGTGTAAGGATAGTGTAGGTGGACTTTCAGGAGTTTACTTTATCAACTATACTACCGCTTCTTTCACAGAAAATGGTAGTGGTGAAATCACCGCAGTACCATCAGGCTCAGTTTTATACTATTACGAATTAAAAGGGAACAGTTCATATGCCGAGCAAGTTAATTCTAGCCGAGATAATGGAACTACATTCTTTAATCAAGAATTAACCCTTAACTTAAAGAAGTTGACTAATGAGATGACCACGGCCCTTAAAACACTCTCCTACGGCAGACCCCAGATAATCGTAGCTACCAACAATGGTGATGCATTATTAGTAGGTAGAACCGAAGGTGCAGATGTGACGGCAGGTTCAATTCAAACAGGTGGAGCATTCGGCGACCTTTACGGTTACAGCGGAATTGTGTTCACAGGTATGGAGAAATTACCAGCAGCTTTCTTATCAGGTTCAACAACAACTAACGCGTTAGCTGGTTTAACTGCTAACTACACAATAGTTTATGGTTCAAACCCGTAATAGGTAAATAGATAAAAATAAATTTGAGGGAGATATCATGTCTCCCTTTTTTATGCCTACTACTTTTTTGGTTTAGAGTGTTAAATATAAGATAATATAACCAAATACATAGATAATGCTGACCTATTACATATCTGGAAGCAACGGATTCACTATTAGAACCGAACCTACAGCATCAAATCAATTCACAATGTCATTGCAAGATATGACATTACAAACGAATACTACTGCATCACTAAGTGGGGTTGCATATAATGGATATGAATCCATGCTATCCTTCACTGCAAGTATCTCGCAATCAATTGTGGGTAGTGAGTATAGAGTTAAAATCATTAATTCAGGTAGTTCAGAACCCATTTGGCATGGAACTATTGCAGTCTTTGCATCACAATCCATAGAAAAATCAGAATACTTAAATCAAAATGATGGCTATATTTCTAACACCTCATCAAACGAATACATAATAATTGACTAAAATGCAAAAAGAGACAAAACTATCAGTCGTATCATATGGTAATAATTCCATACCACAAGTAATTGAAGACACTAAGACCCGATATAACTGGGTTCCTTATGGTTTAGGTGGGCATGATGATTTCTTTACCGCAATCACTGCAGCGTATAATATATCCACAACCAATTCAGCATGTATTGAGGGTATCGCTGATTTAATCTTTGGTAAGGGGATATACTCCAAAGACCCAACTAAGAACGATATAATCCAAAAGTTAATTCCACAAGAGGAAACTAAAAGGGTAACCTTTGATTTAAAACTCTATGGTAATGCAGCATATCAAGTCTATTGGAATGATGAACATACCAAAGTAATTAAGTTCTATCACCTACCGGTACAAACCCTTAGAGCTGAAAAGATATATGATAATCCAAAAATAGAAAACTATTTCTATTGTACAGATTGGAAGGACCAAAGAAAAGTTAAAGATAAGAAAAAGATTCCAGCATTTGGAACATCTAACGAAAAATTAGAAATTCTTTTTATTAAGAATTACTCACCAGGCCTTTATTATTATTCCCTACCTGATTGGATACCAGCATTCCAATTTTCAATAGTTGAGGGTGAGTTGAGTAACTTACATCTTAACAACATAGAAAATGGATTCTTGCCCGCTATAATGTTGAATATGAACAATGGTATACCGGCACCGGAAGAGAGACAAACGATTGAGGATTTATTATACAGAAAGTTTACAGGCACTAACAATGCCGGGAAATTTATTTTGACATTCAATGATGATGTGGCTACAAAGCCCACAATAGATGTAATACAAATTGAAAACCTACACGAAAAGTTTCAGTATGTTGCAGAATACGCACAGGACAGAATACTTGTAGGTCATAGAGTAACATCACCTTTACTATTTGGTATCAGAACTCAAAACAATGGTTTTAGTTCTCAAAGTGAGGAAATGAAAACTGCATTTAGTATTCTACAAACTATGACAATATCTCCCTTCCAAAATCTACTTCTAAATCAATTAGATGTAGCACTGAGTGAGGGTGGATTAGATAATATGGAATTATACTTTGAGCAATCTACTCCTCTAGTAATTCTATCTCAACAAGCAGAAGAGCAAGATAAAACAGTTGGACAAGTAGAGGATGAAACGAATAAGGCGATGGAGAATCCTGCAACTACTGATGATGAGAAGGATGCTACAAATGAAAACGAAACCCAATTAGAGGCATGGGATTATGGCCTAAGTGGTGCATTTATTAAACAAAATTACGAATATCATAAAGATTAATATACTATGGCTTACGCATTATTTATAACAAGAAACGATATTATCAAAAACTCGCCTTTGCAGGGGGCTATTGATGCAGATGCACTTTTACCTTTTGTTCGCACAGCACAGGACAAATATCTAAAGAATCTCTTAGGCACTGTCCTATTTGAATACTTACAAGCACAAATTACTGCAGGGACAGTAGGAGCCTTATCGGTATATTATCAGGACTTATTAGATGACCATATCAAATATACCTTACTTTGGTATTCATGCGTGGAGTATATCCCCTTTAGTTCAGTGCAATTCAAAGCAAATGGTGCAGTGAAACAACAAAGTGAACAGGCAGTTACACCATCTAAGGCAGAGATTGATTATCTAAAAGGACAAGCACAGGCAAATGCTGATTATTATGCACTTAGATTACAAAACTATTTAGTTGCGTATTCTCAAAACATACCACAATTCTTACAATCAGTAGGTAATTCTACACAGATATATCCAGATTTAACAAATCAGTATATGTCAAACATCGTATTATAATAAACTATGGCAGCAATAATTCAAAATACTGGCACTAATAATACTCTGTATTATAATGTATTGGATTTCTTTAAGACACTAATGGATAATCACCCATCAATCCAACACGTAACGCAGGGAGAGATACCTGATTTTGATACTCGTGAGTTTCCAATATATCCAGTAGGGAATGTAAGTATTCTACGCACAGAGTTTACTACTAATACCACAGAGTATGGAATACAACTAATCATAGCAGATAAGATTAAGAATAAGAACAACGAATCAGTACCTCGTACTAATGCGATGTCTATTCCTTTTTATGGTGTAGATGATACTGTTGATATTCACGCGAATACTTTGGCTATCATAAATGACCTGACATCTTACTTACAAAAAAGTGTGCAAGGATTTGATATAAATGATAATATTATTTGTGAACCCTTTGCCGATAGATTCAATAATGGATTGGGTGGATGGGTTGCATCATTTACTCTAACTACACATAACGATAGACCACGTTGTCTATTTAACTTATACCCATAATATGGCGATTAAAGAAAGTATCCAATTAAAACAGATTGCACTTTCTATCAGAAACGCTGCGAGTGCATTAGCACCACGTAAGAAGGGTAGATTACGAAACGAACTTCGCAGATACAATACACCTGAAAGAATGATAAAGACCTTACCGAATGGTAATATCAAAATTGATTTCTTTGTAGCACCACCGGGTGCAGTGTATGGTAAGTATTGGAACTCACCATACGGATATCCACCCCATACTAAAACTACTGTAACTATTCGTGATAGGTATCCTCAACATTTTGATTATGGACAAAAGGGATATGCAGACCCGAGCGTAAGAGATGCTATAGAGGATTGGAAGAAACAATTTACAAAAGAAATAACGGAAGAGTTGAGAGAAACTATCCGTTATGAATTGAATACTACTAAAAGAAAATAGGCCATCTATACTTTTTATTCTAAAGGGGGTTAAATATAAAAGCGAAATTCATATATGGCTCTATCAATCATACAAACACCTGCTGCAGTATCCCTAGCACAATCACCGATTATATTCGCTGTTAGTGAAAGTAATGCTTCAGCCTTAACATCTGCATCGTTTCAATATAATGCAGACCTGTATTATTGGACAGGAACAACAACCCAATCAGGTTCTGCCGGTGATTATACACTTGTAAAATATCCCAACGAATCTAAGACCGGTATATTTGATGTCTCGCGTATACTTAATTCAACTCTACAAGATACCCTTCAAAGTAATCCATCTAACGCAGGTTACTTAGCAATAGAAACTTATATCTCATTTTATAGTGGTAGTTCATTCACAACTGGTTCTCGTACTCGTTCAGATACCTACAAATATTTAGATGGCTACCAATTGTTTCAAGAAACTATTGGACAAGCAATAAATACTCTAACACCTCATTGGCCTTTAATGACTGATGGGCCAGTAACTCAATCTGTTGTACTTACCAATAGTGGTAGTGCAGGAGTTTATGTAGGAACAACGGGTGCAAGTATACCTACTAAAATCGTTTATACTTCCGCTACACAAACAGCAGATTATGCGGTGACAGGTTCAATTAATACCTCAGGTCAAATCACTACTTACCCAATAGGACCAGCTCAGACTGGCTTTCCTCTTTCAGGTAGTTATTCTTCATATACCATACAAGCTAAATCAGGTTCTGCTTCAATAGGACAATCGGTAAAGTATGAAGTGGTATGTGCTGAGAAATACCCTAACATCAGGGTCAAATGGAAAAACCGATACGGCCAATGGGATTTCTTTAATTTTAGTATGGTTAATCGCCAATCATTCTCAGTTAATCGCTCCCTTTACGAACCACAAATCGGTAGTTGGGGTGGTAGGACATTGAGTTATGAAAATTATGATTCTTCCAATATAAATTATTTAGTAGATACTGCTCAGGCAATAAGTGTGAATACGGATTGGGTGAGTGAAGATTATAATGATATATTCAAACAACTACTTGTTAGTGATGAAATATATTGGTTGTATGATGAGGTAGGAATAAGACCTATTACCATTAAAACTCCTTCTATTACATTTAAGACAGGTGTAAATGATAAAGTAATACAATACGCATTTGATTTTGATTTTGGACAGAATTATAAATTGATAATTTAAGATGGGTGTAAATTCAAGTAAAGGATTTAATTTCCGTTTGATGGCGAGTGGAAGTGATGGGTTTACCCAATTGGATTTGTTTGCAGATGAAACTATTACAGTATCAGATAATGTAACAGGTCTTTTTGATGTTGGTGTTCTTCCAAGTGATTTTACACGCCAAATCAGTATACCCGGCACAAAGGTGAATAACGCCTTCTTTGAACACGTTTATGATATTTCGATAAAGAACCCTTACCTCTTCTCTACAAACGTCAAGGTGCCCGCTTATTTTGATTTTGATGGGTTGTATGTCTCACAAGGATACTTACAACTAAACTCAGTTAAAGTTCGTGCAAACCGATTTGTAGATTCATATGAGATTTCTATTTTCGGTGGGTTAAGTTCATTTGCTAGAGATATCAATAGAAAGTTTTTAACTGATTTAGATACTCTAAGTCAATATAACCACACTGCATCTTATGATAATATTGTTACGAGCTGGAGTGGTTCGCTTTTTAGTGGAGATATAGTCTATCCCCTAGCCGATTATGGTAGTGGATATAATTATACACGTGGCCAATATGAACAATTTGGTATTGATGATACTAATGGTGCAATAGCCGTACAAAACTTTAAACCAGCAATTAGAGTAAAACCAGTTTTAGATGCAATCTTTACTGAAGCTGGATATACCTACTCAAGTTCTTTTTTAGACCCCTTTGCTGCATTACCGACGGTATTTAATGTAAGTAATAATGGCTCAGGAAACTACATAATAAATGGTGAATCAAATCCTACACTAACCATAGTAAAGGGTCAAACTTATACCTTCAATATAAATGCACCTGGCCATCCTTTTTGGATAAAAACAGTACCAGGTATCGGTACGGGTAATGCATACAATACCGGCGTTACTAACAATGGTACAGCAAGTGGAAGTATAACTTTCATTGCAACGTGGGATATACCTGATGCCTTATATTATAATTGTCAGTATCATTCAGCAATGGCAGGAGGAATGACAATTGAGAAATACTTTTTAGATGATGTATATATGGTGTGTAACAACTCACTTAAATATCCTGAATTTGTTGGGTATGATTTAGAAACTTATGGTAAGATAAAAGTAGGTGCAATCTCAGGCAGTGGAATGACAGATGTTCTTCTACCATCAGGTAGTTTCGTAACCCTTCCGTGGGTTAATGCCTTATCAGACCCACAAGGGTTTTATAATAACGTATCATACAGAGTAGATAGACGAACTAACATAACCGGCGTTCTAAATCTAAATATAAATGTCAGTTGTTCCGCAAATAATATGCCAGGAACTCTTTCAGCAAATGGAACTTGGCAAATGAGATTATTAGATACAGGTAGTTCCCTTCCTGTCTCAACCCGTGCAATACAATCTTATATCTTTTTCTTTGACCAATTGCAACAAAGTAGAACAGGCGGTATCAATACAACCTATGAATTAGGAACAGAATTTATTTTTGAAGATGTTCCTGCTGGAAATTATTATTTCCAAATACGTCAATCACCTAACTTTCCATCTTCGGTTGCAGCCTTACCCGTTGTAACAATGGACCCACAAGGAACAACTAAATCTTATATACAGATTAAGGAAGTGAAACAAGTCATAGATGGATTGGTAATGGATATCCCTTCCAATATGCCGTTTGGAACTACTGGTATCAAACAAATTGATTTTATTAAGGGATTACAGAAAAAATATAACTTAGTCATATATCAGGATAAAACACAGCAAAATCGTTTTATTATTGAAACATTTAATGATTGGTATGATGGTGAGGTAAAGGATTTTAATAGTTTTATAAATCTAAACGAACCTATTGAATGCATACCTGCAAATAACTTAGCGGTTAATCAATTAAATTTTAGTGATACTTTAGATACTGATTACATCTCTCAGCAATTTAGTAAGGCAGCAAATAGAGAATATGGTAAATCATATTTTATAGATGAACAAAATTTCTTTTCACAAGGAAGTTTTGATGTCAAAACCACCTTTGCATCAGGCCCTTTGGTTCGGATTGCAGGAACAGGTCTTAGTGGTAGTGTTGGGGGTATAAATCCACCACCTACTTCTGAAAATTATGTTGGTGGTTGTAGATATGGTTATACATTTGATGCACAAGAAACATGTACATCACCAGCGTATATACAAACATATACAACAACGGGTTACTTAGAGACTGGTTTAATTGTATATAGAGACCAATATGGAAATAATCCAATACTTAATTTAAGATATGTAACAGGTCCATCGGGTGGTATAATTTATGAATTAAATGATGCAACGGGTATGATTGGTTCACAAACTGGATACTTCTGTTAAAATAAATTACTATGAGCCAAATAATACCCATAAACATACCAACATATATTAGTGACCAGAACTATAATCCTTCTAGGGTTTTACCACGTCTTCTATTTTATAATGGTTTGGTAGAGTGTGAGGAGTATTATTTACAAAGTGGTAGTCTTACTGCTGCTGGTATCTCAAAGGCTGAAACACACTTTCCGTATTTTGATAACTACAATGTAGTAACGGGGTCATTCCCTACTACCGATAGTGATTCTTTACTTTTTAACAATGAACCTGCAGCGTATGGAGAAGTGCCAACTGAGACACTTTACACTACCTATTGGGAAAAATATATTAACTTACTTTACAACCCACAGACCCGTTTATTTAATTGTTCAGGTATAATACCCTTAGCGGATTATTTCAAAATGCAGTTAAACAATATCGTGCAGTGGAGAGGTAATTTCTATCACCTACGCGCGCTAAATAATTATGACCTCAAGAGCGGCAAAGTAGACATTTCTCTGCTTGGACCGCTCATACAAGATATACCACCTATCGTACAAGATTGTAGTTTTACTTTTACATCAATGAATACTCCTACAACAACTTTAGTTCCAACTACATTAGTTCCAACAACTACATTAGTACCAACAACTACATTAGTACCAACTACATTAGTTCCAACAACTACATTAGTTCCAACTACATTAGTTCCAACTACATTAGCTCCAACTACATTAGTTCCAACAACTACATTAGTTCCAACTACATTAGTACCAACAACTACGGCTGGACCTTCATTATATACACATGGAGCTGTTAGAGGAAATTGTAGTGATTATTGTATTGCAAATTATTTAATTCAAACAGTTACACCTGCAACTGCAGATTATATCTCTCTTACTATTGGTGATACAATATATAATCAAGGTGGTTATTCAGGCTGGGTAGCATATTCTAACGTTTCAACCAATACAACTACCGGTCCATTTAGAATTGCAGAAATTAATGGTTTTGGTGTAATAACAAGCATTGATGTATGTAATGGAAGTAATTGTATTCCTTTGTAAAATAAAAAATAAAATAGAATATGCCAGATATAAGTAAAATAATAACTCTAACATCATTAGGTTCTAACGCAGGACCTACTTTTGATGCATACTATTCGCTTGATTGTCTAAATTATACTCAATCAATTGATGGTAATGATATTAGTTTGCCTTATATCGGTGCTACTGCTACAATAACAATACCCGATAATACACAATGTATTAAGTTAGTCAATTTATCAAGTGGTTGTCTTTTTAATGAATATGTAGAAATTCTACCAACTACAACTACTACTTTAGTTCCTACTACATTAGTACCAACAACTTTAGTTCCTACTACGCTTGTACCAACAACTTTAGTTCCTACAACTTTAGTTCCTACTACAACAGCTGCAGTTTGTCCATATAGTATTGGACAATATGCTGAAGGTGGTATTATAGCTTATATATTACAACCAGGTGACCCTGGCTACTTATCTTATCAACAAAAAGGATTAGTAACATTTACTGCAGATATATCTACCGCCAGTGGTTCTGCTTGGGGATGTTATGGAACATTAATTTCAGGTGCTGATGGAACTGCGATAGGTACAGGTAATCAAAATACAATTGACATAATGGCCGGTTGTGCTACAGCAGGTATTGCTGCTAGATTATGTGGTGATTTAACAACTGGTAGTTATAGTGATTGGTATTTACCTTCACTTGATGAATTAAATAAATTATACCTAAATAAAGCTACCATTGGTGGTACTTGGAGTGATTACTATTGGACTTCTACGGAGGTTGATGCAAACACTGCATGGATTCAGTATTTCACTACTGGTACTCAATACAATGGTACTAATAAAGCCAGTTTAGTCTATGTTCGTCCTATTAGGTCATTTGAATGTCCTGCTACACCAACAACAACTTTAGTTCCTACTACATTAGTACCAACTACTTTAGTTCCAACCACGACTACTTTAGTACCAACAACCACATTGGCACCTACTACTACTGCAGCACCTACTACGACTACATTAGTTCCAACAACCACATTGGCACCTACAACAACTACTTTAGTTCCAACTACAACAGCTGCAGTTTGTCCATATAGTATTGGACAATATGCTGAAGGTGGTATTATAGCTTATATATTAGAACCAGGTGATTCTGGTTACTTATCTTATCAGCAAAAAGGATTAGTAGCAACAGTTGCAGATATTGGCACAACTTCATGGGGATGTAGAGGAACATTGATATCAGGTGCTGATGGAACGGCAATAGGAACTGGTAATCAAAATACCATAGATATAATGGCAGGATGTGCTAGTGCTAGTATAGCGGCTAGATTATGTGGTGATTTGACAACAGGTAGTTATAGTGATTGGTATTTACCAAGTAAAGATGAATTAAACCAATTATATATAAATAGAGTCGCTATTGGTGGTTTTTACAGTAGCAGTATCGGATATAGTTATTGGAGTTCTACGGAGTTCGACAACAACAATGCGGCGTGCCAGAATTTCTTCGGTGGTAGTCAGGGTAATTGTAGTAAGGCGAGCCCATCACCCGGTGTTCGTCCTATTAGGTCATTTGAATGTCCTGCTACACCTACAACTACATTAGCACCGACTACAACAACTTTAGTACCTACTACTACATTAACACCAACGGATGCACCTACGACTAGCACTACAACTGCGACACCTACGGATACTCCTACTACAATTACTCCGACTGTAACACCTACGGTTTCACCAACTACTATAGCTACTACTAATACGCCTACTGTAACTCCGACTGATACTCCTACTACATTAGTACCGACTACGACTAGTACTACAACAGCGACACCTACTGTGACACCAACTACAACGTTGACTCCAACTGTTTCACCAACTACTGTGGCTACTACTAATACGCCAACTGTAACACCTACGGATACGCCTACTACTTTAGTTCCAACAACTACAAGTACAACAACAGCAACACCTACGGTAACCCCAACAGTTACACCGACTGTGACTCCGACTGTGACTCCTACTACAATTACACCTACGACTAGCACCACAACTGCTACTCCAACTGTAACTCCAACTACGATAACACCTACCGTAACTCCTACTGTATCGCCTACTACTATAGCGACTACACAAACACCTACGGTAACGCCTACTGATACACCAACTACTTTAGTTCCAACAACTACGAGTACCACTACGGCTACGCCTACTGCTGCCCCTACGACTACAACTATAACTCCTACGGATACACCAACTACAATTACTCCAACGGATACGCCGACTACACTTGTTCCTACAACAACTTTAGCTAGTGCTACATTAGCATGGAGTTATAGTGAAACTGGCGGCGCAGTTGGTGTGATGGATTTATATGTAAATGGTACAATTGTTGAAACTCGAACTAATACATCAAATGGAACATATCCTGTTTATGTAGGAGATACAATTGCAATGGATTTAAATATGAATCAATGTACAGGTGGTGATACATATTCCAATGTATATACATCAGGTATAATTAGTGACGCAGCTTGTACTAATAATGGAACGGCTGCCGTTTTCACATCAAACTATACCGTAGTAACTGGTGATATTGGAACTACATTGTATTTCAATG